CTAAAATCAAACCGACGCCTCACCAACAGACATTTTCCCTATCTTCTTCAACATGTCATTGAACTTCTTTTCAGCCCCATCCGTCAAACCAACAATGGCATCACCATAGTCTGCCCAATGCCTCCAATGATAGTACTGATCACCATGTCTCACATAACGCCCTGGACTACCATCAGCCTGTAAACGATTTCTGCTCACCGTGCCATCGTCATTTACCGCAAGTGCTGAAGGAATAGGGATAACCGCTTGGTCACCCGCCGTACTCAAGGGTTGTGCAAACACAATCCCGAGTTCTTGCCTAAAAGTTGCTTTAGGACCTAAACCTTGCTGCCCTTGTGAGGCAAACGCCAACGACAATGGGTTGAACATCTTATCGTTTAAGGGGAAACGGTAATGTTGAGGTATTACATGGAGCCACTGATGAAGAGTCATCTCAGTGTTCTTATTGAACAAAACCATAGCAGCACCAGCTGCTAGTTTCAACAGCGGAGGGAGTAAGCCTGTGACTGTAGTAACGAGCGCACTAATGAATTCACATGCAACGTTAGCCACATCTGGATTCGCACTCCCTACATCAACCATAGACAAGACCCCCAGCACAATGGCATTAGCTGGGACCCCCAGTGGAGTCAGCGACGCAGCCGATATATCAAACTTGTCAATGTTATTGCCAGTATCACTAGGCATATTAACAGCGCCAGCAAAATGAATGCCAACCTGCCAACCTGCCGCAGCATACTTAGCGCTATCACTAGCAAAGTATTGAAGCACCGACGTGCGATTCGTCAACTTAACCGAAGATCCCATCTGTTCATTAATTGGTATTGTGGGTATTATGTTTTGTTTCCGGCCCCTAGCCCGAACGCGTCCAGCACGCCGCCTAGGGTTTGTTTGTATGTTTTGTGTGCCTTTCGGGGCAAGGATGACAGCGCGATTCATATTGCTGCCACCCGTGTTATTTATTCCCAAATCTAAACGCTGTTGCTCTAAGCGCCGTTGCCTTTCAGCAGCGGGCAAAGAACTCCAGCCCTTAGTATTCCGCAAATTCCTAACCATTATAAATAGAAATGTTCTCTTTTATGATAAATAATAAACAAATAAATAAACACGTATATATAAAAGAAATATCTAAAGCAAAGAAATCTCCTCTCCCAACTCCAGATAACGTTTAAGAAGTGGCCCGTTATTCTTCAACACATTGAACAACTTCTTAATTTTAGCCACCCACTCGCCAGCATCTTGTTTCCGCTGGCCCGGACTCACTGCGGCATTTGGGATCCGCGCTAGCAGATCGAAAACGCCAAGGTAAGCCGGGCCTGCAGGCCCATAACCCTGGACAACGAGCAACTCCATGGAGGACTTTGGATCCAGCTTGGAATAGCCCATTTGAACCCCAAAAACGGGGCCGAACACCTCCATAAGGAGGATCCGGTCATTCCGCTCAAGGGACCGAAGGGATGAAATATCACTAATAAATTGTGGAAGCGTCAAAGATTGAGCCATGTTCTCTTTTATAAATATATTTACAATAAATTAAACACCTGAACACTCTACACGTCCAAACAGCTCCTCTTTCTCGGGCAGATGCCTCATGTCAAAGTGAAACTGATCAACCAACAGAGGATATAATTCAGTAGTGCGATCCTGCCAAAGAAAACGGAAAAGTGTCCTCTTCCAATTCTCAGGCCAACCACACCACGTCTTCTCCCACGTGGTCGAACAGAAAGAAAAAACCCCACGCTCCCTACGGACCACACCTTTGCAGGTAAAACCCAAGGAAGTATATTGTTCCTTCAATCCTTCAACATAAATCTCCACCGCGTCATCTCCCATTTCAGCCCCATATGGACCTGGCCCATGCACATAACCCAGCCTAGACCGAGCAATGTGCGCGAGCGCATGCCTCATGTGGGAATTCGAACTTGACGTGTTATACGTGCCCGATGCTACAACCCCAGGAGACGTCTGTTTAACCAGTAGTCCCCCAGGAGTTGCAAACACCTTGCGCTGTATGCCATACAAGTACCTCCTCATCAGCAAAGCGTGACCCCCACCCGACAACGAACACCTATAGTCACAATCCAACTCCATCAACCACCCAGGGACACTCCAATCCCAGGCAGACACATCCGACGAACAAAGGTCCAAAGACTTCTCAAGCTCAGTAAACCAAGCATAGAG